GCGCCTTCCGCGACCTGCCCGGCCGCAACGTGTACTTCTCCTGCAAGCAGGAGCGCGCCAAGGACGAGCAGTCGGGCGCGATGCTGTACTACCCCGCCATGCCCGGCAACATGCTCAAGCAGGGCGTGGGGTACTTCTTCGACTTCGTGTTCGCCCTGCGCATCGAGAAGGATGCGGACGGCAACCCGACCCGCTGGCTGCAGACCAGCCGCGACTACAACTACGAGGCCAAGGACCGCTCCGGCAGCCTCGAGATGTTCGAGTCCCCCGACCTGTCGGCGATCGCCGCCAAGGTCATCTCCACCACCGCCAAGTAACTCCTGAAAGGACACCCATCATGGCGCAATTTGAGTTCAACACCGACAGCGTTCAGAAGCGAGAGAACAGCTACGAGCTGCTGCCCGCGGGCTGGTACACCGCGCAGGTCACCGAGTCGGAGATCGTGCCCCTGAAGTCTGGCAACGGCCAGGCCCTGAAGCTCACCATCGAGGTGCTGCAGGATGGCTACCGCGGCCGCAAGGTGTGGGCCCGCCTGAACGTGCGGCACACCAACCAGGTGGCCGAGCAGATCGGTCAGCAGCAACTGCGCGAGCTCTGCGAGTCCATCGGCCTGGCGCGCTTCCGCGACACGAGCGAGCTGCACAACAAGCCGATGCAGATCAAGGTCAAGATCCGCAAGGACGAGTCCGGCCAGTACGAAGACCAGAACGACGTCAACGGCTTCAAGCCCGCGGCCGGTGGCGCAGCTCCCATGGCTGCTGCCGCACCCCGTCCCGCTGCACCTGCAGCCAACGCACCCGCAGCCGGCGCCACGCCCCCGTGGCAGAAGCGCGCTGCCTGATTCCCGCAACAACAGGAGAAGCCTGTGAATGAAGTGACCGTGACATTACCGATCGACTCGATCAACGCCGCCCTGGTGGCGTTGTCGAAGTTCCCCTATGACCAGGCCCAGCCGCACATCGACTTGATCAAGTCCCGTGTCGATGCGGTGATCAAGGCCGCGCAAGATTCCCAACCCGCTGAAGAAGGAGAACCGCAGCAATGACCACCCGTATCTACGCCGTCGAAGGTCCGCAGGGCTTCCACCTCGTGGAGGCCGGCACCAAGGTCGGCGCCCTGCGCCACGTCGCCGAGAAGCACTTCACCGTCTCGGTGGCCAACCAGAAGACCCTGGTGGCCGCCATGAAGGACGGCGTGCAGATCGAGACGGCAGGCGCCGACGAGAGCCAGGCCACGTCCTGATCCGTGTGGGCCCGCAAGGGCCTGCAGCGGTGAGGGCCCGCCCCTGGGAGATCCCGGGGGAGGCCACGGGTCCTCACCCCTGCAACGACACGAGGAGTGTCCCCACATGGCCACAGTGCCCGCACCCATGCACACCACCGCCGAGATGATCTACCGGGCCTACGAGTCCGACGCAGACGACGGCCACCGCCCGCACCTGGGCGCATCCCTGATCGGCCACGCCTGCGAGCGCTACCTGTGGCTGACCTTCCGCTGGGCCAAGGCCAAGAAGTGGCCTGGCCGCATGCTGCGCCTGTTCGAGACCGGCCAGCTCGAGGAGCCGCGCATCGTGGCCAACCTGCGCCGCATCGGCGCGCAGGTGCACGAGACCGCGCCCGACGGCAAGCAGTGGCGCGTGTCCGCTGTCGGCGGCCACTTCGGCGGCAGCATGGACGCTGCAGCCGTCGGCCTGCCTGAGGCACCGAAGACCTGGCACGTCCTGGAGTTCAAGACCCACAACGACAAGAGCTTCAAGGAGCTGCTGACCAAGGGCGTCGAGAAGTCCAAGCCGCAGCACTGGGCGCAGATGCAGACCTACATGGGCCTGACCGGCATGGAGCGCGCCATGTACGTCGCAGTCTGCAAGAACACCGACGAGATCTACACCGAGCGCGTGGAGTTCGACCCGACTGAGTTTGCCAAGATCATGGCCCGCGCCGAGCGCGTGATCACTGCGGCCGAGCCGCCGCTGCGCTGCTCGAACGACCCGAGCTGGTACGTCTGCAAGATGTGCGACTTCCACAGCCTGTGCCACGGCGAGGAGGCGCCCGACGTCAACTGTCGCACCTGCGCGCACAGCACGCCTGTGGTCGAGGGCGAGGACGGCAAGTGGAACTGCCGCGAGTTCGGCGAGGTGGGCCTGATCGCCCAGCGCGAGTCGCACCAGTGCCGCACGCACCGCTACATCCCCATCCTGCTCGAGCGCTTCGCGACGCAGAAGGACTATGTCAATGGTGATGTCGTGTACGAGCACGAGCACGGCACGTTCGCCAACGGCCAGGGCGACGGCGCGCTGAGCTCGCTGGAGATCAAGGCCTGCGAGCAGAAGGTGATGCTGGCTGATGCGGCGGCCATGAAGGCACAGATGCAGGCGCAAGGCATCACGACGGCGAGGGTCGTGGCATGACCGACCGCGAACTACTTGAGGCCGCTGCGAAGGCGGCGGGTATTGAATTCGGATGGATTCACGACACGCCAAGAATCCGCGCTGAAATGGGCTGGACTCCTTGGAACCCCCTCACCGACAACGGCGATGCGCTGCGGCTGGCGGTGAAGCTGCGGCTGAATCTGTCACTTGATCGCACCGGCATCAAAGTCTTCCACGACGATAAGCCCTGCATCAAAGCCGGAGGTTGGGAATCACGCGCTGATGAGAACGAGGTTGTACGCCGCGCCATCGTCAGGGCTGCGGCTGAGATTTGGAGGTCGAAGTGAAGCTGCGCGACTACCAATCCCGCGCCCTGGACGAGCTCTGGGCGTGGTTTAACAGGCACGATGGCGGCAACCCCATCGTCGAGGCGTGCGTCGGCGCCGGCAAGAGCCTGATGATCGCGGCCCTGGCGCAGCGCGCTGACGCCCAGTACCCGGGCACCAGGGTGCTGGTGCTGGTCCACCAGAAGGAGCTGCTCGAGCAGAACATCGAGAAGCTGCTGAAGATCTGGCCGACTGCGGACGTGGGCCTGTATTCCGCGGCCATCGGCAAGAAGCAGATGGGCAGGCAGCTCACTTACGCCACGATCGGCAGCATCTACAAGCAGGCGCACCGCCTCGGCCGCATCGACATCGTGCTGGCCGACGAGTGCCACCTGATCAACCCGAAGGAGGCCGGCATGTGGCGCTCCTTCATCAGCGACCTGGCTTGCTACAACCCGCACACCCGCGTGATCGGCTGGACCGGCACGCCCTTCCGCGGCAATGGCGTGTGGCTGACCGCAGGCGACGACGCGCTGTTCACCAACATCGCCACCCGCGTGACGATGAAGGAGCTGCTGGAGCTGAAGTTCCTGTCGCCCCTGGTGCCGGCCCCGACGGTGGCCAGGGTGGACGCACGCGACGTGCGCACCTCCGGCGACGACTACGTCGTCAGCGAGCTGGCCAAGGTCACCGACCGGGCCGACCTCGTCGAGGCCACTTGCCAGGAGATCGTCGAGCTCGCCCGCGACCGCAAGCGGTGGCTGGTGTTTGCCGTGACGATCGAGCACGCCGAGCACGTCAGGGACGCGCTGAAGCGCCGCGGAGTGACGGCTGAGGTGGTGAGTGCGGAGACCCCGAAACAAGAGCGTGCAGCCCTGATCTCGGCCTTCCGCGGGGGCAGGATCCGCTGCCTGGTGAACGTGGCCGTGCTGACCACCGGCTTCGACGTGCCCGAGGTGGACTTCATCGCCCTGCTGCGCGCCACCAAGAGCCCGGTGCTGTACGTCCAGATCGCCGGCCGCGGCATGCGGATCGCCGACGGGAAGACCGACTGCCTGTGGGCGGACTTCACCGACACCACGATCGAGATGGGTCCTGTCGACGAGGTGAAGGGGCGCATGCCCAGCACCAAGGGCAAGGGCGAGGCGCCCAGCAAGTTGTGCCCCGAGTGCGGCAGCAAGAACCTGGCGGCCGCGACGCAGTGCGTTGATTGCGGGTTCAAGTTCCCGGAGCCCGAGCGCATCAAGCACGGCGATCAGGCCTCGAGCGCGGCCATCCTCAGCAGCCAGGCCAAGACGATGATGGAGATGGTGCCCGTCACCGACGTGCGCTACCGCCTGCACCACAAGGAGGGCGGCACCGAGAGCCTGCGCGTGGAGTACTACGACGGCTTCCAGCGCGTGGCCTCTGAGTGGGTGTGCCTCAGTCACGACGGCTACGCACGCAAGAAGGCCGAGGCCTGGTGGGCTATGCGCGCCAAGATCGACGCCGTGCCCCACGACACCGAGGAAGCCCTCGAGTGGCTGGAGTACGACGACCAGATCCTGCGCAGGCCCGCGGCCGTGATCGTCAACCGGGCCGGACAGTACCCGACCATCGTGTCCCACCAGTGGGACCAGCCAGCATGACCAAGACCGAGCTGAAGATCCGCATCGATATGCACCGTCGAGAGCTCAAGGGACTCGAGAGAATCGAGGTCGGCTGCAGGACGTGCGAGCACTACGCGCTGCCGGAGTGCGACAAGTGGAACTCGGCGCCGCCGCCCGACATCGTAGCCAGCGGATGCGACGAGTGGACCTACGACTTCATCCCCTTCTGAACATGAACGCAAACGACACACAGGTGGCCGGCGACCACTACAAGCGCCAACCCATCCAGCCGTGGGACTACATCGCGGCCAACGGCCTGGGCTTCTTCGAGGGCAACGTCGTGAAGTACGTCAGCCGGTGGAAGACCAAGGCCGGCGTGGAAGACCTGCGCAAGGCCAGGCACTACCTCGACAAGCTCATTGAGCTGGAGACCAAGGCATGAAGAACCTCGCAAACCTGCTGGCCATCTCAGGAATCTGGTTCCTGTCGCTCGTGGGCCTCGGCTTCATCGCGCGTGCGATGTACGAGATCGTCTTGCTGGGATGGAGCTTTTGGCCATGACAATCACAATGCTGAAGTTGGAGGCGAAGTGACATGGAAACAGTGACACCATCTCGTTACGTTCGGCTGCCGCTCTTTGAGCGCATGACGGGCTACACACAAAAGGCCGTGAGACGAAAGATCGAGGAGGGTATCTGGGTCGAAGGCCGGCAATATCGGCGCGCCCCAGATGGCTGCATCCTCATGGATGTCGAGGGGTATGAGCGATGGGTAGAAGGACAGAGGCAGGCGGCGTGACCGCAAAGGGAGACCGCATCCAGGTGAGGTTCACTTGGCGCGGTCAGGAGTGGCGGCCCACGCTGCCACTCAAGCCCAATGCGGCCAACCTCAAGGCAGCAGAACGGCTGCGGCGCAACATCCTGGACGAGATCAGGATGGGCACGTTCAGCATGGCCGAACACTTCCCGGACTACAGGTTCAAGGACAAGCTACAGGAAGACCAGGCAGACGCTGCCAAGCGCACGCTCCGCGAGTGGGGCGAGCTGTGGTTGAAGTTCCAGGCGCGCGAGCTGGAGCACTCCACGCTGACGGTCTACCGCAGCCACCTGCGCACCTACTGGACCGGCATCTGGGGCGAGCGGCTGCCGGGCACGATCACGCACGAGATGGTGCTGGGCCGGCTGTCTGATCTGGCCAACGGATGCGAAGACCCGGGCGGCGCCAGGCACAAAGCGCTGAGTCGCAAGACGCAGAACAACATCGTGATCCCCCTGCGTGGCGTCTACGACCTGGCCTGCAAGGGCCTGCGCGGACTGCGCAACCCGACCGAGGGCCTGAAGAACCTGCGCACGCAGACGGGCAACCCTGATCCGTTCACGATTGAGGAGGTCGATGTCATCCTGGATCGGCTGGTTGCCCGGCATCAGGAGCTGGCCGACTACTTCGAGTTCGCCTTCTTTGCCGGCCTGCGCACGTCAGAGCAGATCGCCCTGCTCTGGCAGGACGTCGACCTGCGCGAAGGGACCATCAAGGTGCGCCGTGCGCGGGTGCTGGCAGAGGACAAGGAACGCACCAAGACCCACCGCGAGCGGACGGTCGAGTTAAACGCCCGCGCCAAGGCCGTTCTGCGGGCCCAGGAGCCACGAACGCGGCTGGCTGGGGCTCAGGTATTCCGCAACCCGTTTACGGGCCGTGCGTGGCACGACGACCAGGAGCAGCGGCGCGAGTGGACGACAGTGCTCAAGGCGGCCGGCATCCGCTACCGCCCGCCCAAGGAGTGCCGCGACACCAGCGTGACCCTGGCCCTGATGTCTGGAGCCGACCCCCTGTGGGTCGCCAACCAGCACGGGCACAGCCTGACCGTGATGATGAAGGACTACGCCAAGTGGATCCCGAAGGCAGACCGCGGCCGCAACCTGGAGGCCGTGAACGCCCAGATCGAATTCCGCACTAGTTCCGCACTACAGGGGGCTGTCGGGGAAAAAAGGGGAACAAAATCAACAACTTAGCTGGCGGAGACGAAGGGATTCGAACCCTTGCAATGGGGGTTGCAGGGGGAATGCAGGGGCATAAAAATCAAACACTTACGTCCCCCACATGACCCTTTGGTCCCATAATTCCGCACTAGATTCCGCACTAGACCATGAACGACTCTGAAAAACAGTTGATCCTGGACAGCAGACCATGGGAGCTGACAGGCGAGGAGATCCATCAATGGATTGCCCGTCAACCGGAGTTGTGGGACATCGACTCCAAAGAGGCCATGGATGCGGCCGTGCCGTTGAAGGACGTGATCGTCCGCAAAAAGGCGCCCGACGCTTGCGGCGTGTACTTCCTGATGACAGATGACGGCGGCTTTCGGTATGTCGGGAAGGCGACCAGCATCCGCGGTCGGATTGCGGACCACCACCGCAGGGGGCAGCAGTTCACCCACTGCTGGTGGATTGAGATGCCGCTCAAGGCCGCCGAGCTTGTTGAGTCCTACCTGATCCAGCATCACCAGTTCCCGCTGAACGTGGTGCCATCGCGAAGCGTCTTCTACGACAGCACAAAGCGCCTGTCCGAAGAAATCGAGCGGCATTTATCACAATGCTGATACTTTCAACTGCAAGAAGGAGAAAAATGGAATGAGCGCAACCTACGCCATCGCCAACGTGCAGCACGCACTGCAGGCGCTGAAGGAGAAGATCCCATCCGACCAGTGGGGCGAGACCCCGCTGCCCGTCATTGCCGCGCCCGGCTGGTGGATGGAAGAGGTCAGGCAGGAGCTGGGCGTGCCGCCCGGGTTCGAGCCTGGCGAGATCCACGGCTGCCACGTCACCCGGCAGGACAGCGCCACCGAGCCGGTGCTGATCGACCACGACGGCAAGGTCTACCCGATCCTGCCGCAGTGGCTGCGCGCCAAGGCCGCGGCCGACAGCGAGGGGGGTGAGGTATGAACGACAAGGCGCCGACGTATTTCACCGACGACCACGCGGCGAGCATGACCCTGCGCGACTACTTTGCGGCGAAGGCGATGCTCGGTCTTATCACTGAACCAGTTGAAGGAATAGGGGAAGCGATGTTCGTAAACCCTACAGACAATGTGTGCAGGGCGATCGCGTCTGCGGCATACGCGATTGCCGACGCCATGCTGAAAGCGAGGAAAACATGAACCGCAACAGCTACCGCGAGGTCGAGCTCCAGGTCGTGCGCTGGGCCGAGGCCAGGCGCATCATCCCCAACGCCAAGCCCCAGGCTCAGCTCAACAAGGCCCTCGAGGAGCTGGCCGAGCTGTTCAAGGCGGAGAGCCAGGGCAACATGCCAGGCATCAAAGACGGCGTCGGCGACGTCGTCGTCTGCCTGATCAACTACTGCGCGCTCAAGGACATCGACCTCGTCGACTGCCTGGCCCTGGCCTACGAAGAGATCAAGGACCGCCGCGGCACGCTGATGCCCGACG